CTTTTCCATACCTCCATATCCAATACCATTCCAGTAATAGAAATCAGCATAAGGTAATTCCTCATCTTCTAAGAATTCAGGTAAGTAAAGCATATCATCATTTACTTTAAATAACCATTCTATATCGTTTTCTTTACAATGATCAAATATAGCACCATCTAGATCTAATGTACCAAATGTATGCCCTCTATTTACGTCTAAATCGATAAATTTAACATTTTTATAATGGTTTAACCATACATTGTGATGACGATGTCTTAATTCGTCAAATGCGTAATTTGCTGCTACAATAATACCTTCGAATTCATCAAATATTTTTTTATTTGTAAAAATATATTCTTCTAGTGAATTTAATTTTGTATCGCTGGATATATGTGTTGCTATACCCACATGACTTTTACTAATTAGTTCTAATTTATTCATTTCTATTGTTTAAGTTGTTTAAATATTCTTGTCTTTTATCACACCCACAGTCTTCCTTGCTTATGAATTTGTATAATAACCATTGTATTCCTGTATAATAAGTTATTCTTTCTATTATATCTCCTAGTTTAAAATCTTTCATATAAGTCTGTTCTATTGGGTTTTCTTGTTTTATCTGGATCTACTTTACGTTGTCTTACTCGTTCAGCTGCTTTATCTGCTCGTTTTTGTTCTAATTCTAATTGTTTAGCATTCCACAATTCAAATGTCTCTTCATACTTACCCCTCTGTTCCTCGAGTGCTTTCATAACTTTTTTTTTATTCTTTATTTTTTGTCTTCTTTTGTAATAAGATTCCATTATATCATTCTAATATGCGATTTTTTCTTTGGCTTTGGTTTATCTGCTATTTTATAATGTACGTAAAAATTAATGTAACTCCAACCTTTAAATGGTTTTGTTCTACCATGTTTTTGTCTAGCGCCTTCATAATATAATGATTGTCCTGCTTTCAATTCTATAGGATACATTTTAGTATTCTCTAATTCTAATTCAATTGGCCAATCTTCATCTTTATAATATGTTACACTAAAAGATACTTGATGTGTATCTTGTCTATCCCTATGAGATTTTAATACAGCTCCATGTTTATATTCTCTTAAACCATATATAAATGTAGGTTCTAATTTTTGACCTGATAAACGTTCAGCAATAGGAAGATATATTTCATGTATTTTATTTCTTACATCAACATAATCATCAAGTGAATATACTTCTGATTGCCCATTAATTTCTGTTATACCTGTTTCTATTTTACTATTACCTTTCTCTTGCATCATAATAGTAGTAAGCATATTAGTTACCTCTTGAGGTGTGTCTATAACATGATATTCTGCATTACTAAATTTAGGTGGTAGCCCTTGTTGCTCAGTCATATACTCATTATATAAACGCGTATCTTCCTCATAATCAAACACATTTTCACGTGCCCAAAATGTTAAAATATATTTTTTACCTACTTTAACTTCATCACCTGAATGTTTAGCTCTAATATCAGGTTCACCTTTATCATTTAAATTATCCCATTTAATTGCTGTACCAGTAAAAGGCATAAATGATTCATTTAGATTAGGGAATGATGTTGATCCACCTTCTAAATCAAAATTAAGATATACCATTAATGTTTTAACTCTATTACCTGATGCTAAACCAAATTTAATTAAGTTAGCAGCATCAAATCCATCTTGATGAACATCGAATTTACCTCCTTTATGATATAATTGTGCTTGTACAGGTTCTATATTATTGAAATGTATACCTAATTCCTTAGCTACCTTTTTCTTTAGGTTAATAACCATTTTATCACAATCACATAACGCTACTGTCTGAGATATTCTAGTATTATTTGTTGTTATTTTACCATCTACACCTATTGTAGAATCTATTTTATCTGATTTATCTATCAGCTCTACAAATTTAGCTGCTTCATCAAATGTTATAAACTGAGGTATTAATTCTAGATTGAAGTCACTATTTGACGTCTTTCCCATTATTGCTTTTATTGAATCGTTTTTTTCCATTGTCGTAATTTATTGGTAAATCATTGTTTATTAAATAATTAGCATAATCAACATCTATAATAGTTCCTTTAGGTGTTGGTTTAGCCTTAGGCTTTAGTCTTATCATTTTATTTTTTCGTTTTGGTTGTGTCATTTTGTAACTCTTTAAGGTATGCTCTTACCTGTTGTCTGATATATTTTCTATATTGAGGGTTCATTTCTTTAAATACATCATATACTTCATCCCTTACTCTGGATTTAGTAAATACAAATGTAATTTTTCTATAACCAAATTTTTTAATTTGTTCCCATTTAAAATATATAATTGTTCCTAATACTGATAATACTGAGGTTGCGGCTACAAATAGCCAATACGTTGTTTCCATTTATTTTAGTTTTTGTTTTAATTTATTTAGTGCTTTTTTTATATCCTTACTCAATTGTTGCTGGTGTATTTGTGTTTTATTGCTTATATCTTCTATACGATTTTGTTTAAAGTAATGTTCATCAATCAAATACCTATCATAGAAATCAAGTGATGCAATTGCTTCACTTAAACCTTCTAATTGCATACTCCATTTATCTTCAGCATCAGGGTTAACATTACCAATCATTTTTGAATAATCAAAATCAGGTATTAATTCCCTGTGTTTGTACATTCGCATTCTATATTTTCTGTAAAAAGGAGATGTTGATGATTTGACTGATAGCGCCATACACCTTGTTAAATATTTCTCTAGTGATGGTGCATTCTTGCTGGGTGTAGTAACAATTGTATATTGTTTATCAAGGTCTAATTTGTAGAAGTATTCTATTATAATGGCAAGCAAGTCGGCTGACCAAGAGTCAGCCATGTAAGAACAAATCTTCTCTGAATTCATAACCAAGGCTGGATATAGTCTAGTAATTTCTTTATCTATTATAACCTTTTTTTGATTGTCTCCCATTTCTTGCTTTTCCATTGCTGTTTATGTATTGTTAATATACGAACCGGGTTATACGTATACACGGGATTTTCGAAACATTATATGTATCAGAACTCCCAACCCATAGCATCAAATTCATTTGCCTTTATTTCTCTACGTTGTGATTCTGTTATTCCAGTAAGTGGATTAGGTCTATCAGGTTTTGTAAACGTATCAAACGTATCAACCCTCGTATCACCTCCATTTCCATTCCCATTATCATCATCATTATCATTGTCATTATCATTGTCATTATCATTGACGAAACGGTCTCGTATAATTTCTAACGGTGTCGTTACGGTATCGTTCGATGTCGTTACGGTATCGTTATTTGTTTTAACGGTATCGTTTAATTTTTGACGATTACGTTTACCTATTTTTTTCATATTATCAGATTTCTTTTGATACATTTCAGCATCTTTGTCTAATAAGAATTCCATACTCGTCCAACACATTTTTAGCATTGGGGTTGTTAATACTATTTCTTCACCATTTTGGTATCGAAATAAATTCATTAAAATTGTTCCTTGTTCTTCTGGGGATAGTAATTCCATTTGCTTCCTCCAGCTGTTGTAGATGTAAAATCTTTTCTTGTTTTCCATTGTTATTTATTATTAAAAGGTAAAACCCAAAACTAGGCTGGTGAGAGACAGACACTAGTAATGGGTTCTTAATATATTGTAATACAGCTCTCACTCTGTTCATATTATACATACCAATATAAGAAACTTTTTGTACGAAGCCAAGTTATTTTTTAGAGAAGAAAGTGATGAGCAATACCTGTGGCGGGGTATTGCTCTTAGTTTTGTTCATAGCTCAACTAATTTCACCTTAAAAACAATAAATATAAATCAAATAACATGATTAATATAAGTAAGGTATTTGGCTAAGCCACGCTATTTTATACAGTTGGTGCTGCTGTTTTATAAGGATGTGTTACTGGTAAATCTCCTTCAGTTCCCCATTTCCAAGCTAAGTATCCTTCTACTTTTTGATAAGTAGCATCTGTAACCTCAAAATTAAAAAATACTAACTCATTAATTCTACCTGCAAAGTTATAATAATTACCACTAAACCTTCCAAGAGCAAAACCAAAATTACCCCCAACCTTAAGATCGGTTGTATTGGTATTAGTGGCTATATATTCTCCTCCATTTAAACTAACTAATTTCCCAGCTGCTCTATTTAATCCTGTAATTACAGCATCTTGGGTAGTTGAATAAGCAGGTATAGTTTTATCTAAATCATTTGCGAATTGACCTAATCTAAGTCTAGTACTGTTATCATATCCTAAGTGTATTACACCATTTGGATTTCCACCAGTTCCCCCACTAACAGCCCCAACAACTTGATTTTGAGTTTGGCTGTTATATCTTGCATGATGACCAATAATAGCATATTTAACACCACAAATTGCAGTACCTAAAGCTTGTTGATCTAAAAATCCATATCCTCTAGCTGAAGAACCAAATGTACCCAATTCAATAGAATTAAGTCCATTAACTAATGCTGTAGCATATGTAGGGTTAAAACTACCTGTTTGTGTAGCAGTATAACCATTTCCACTTTTATCATCCCAAGCTGTTACGTCAGTTCCACTTAGTGTAACAGTACTTGCGTCAGCGGCATCATACCAAGCTGTAGTAGTAATATCTGCTGGTGTCCATAATGTTGCTCCACTTGGTTGTGCTCCTAATAATGATATTCCTGTGCTTATAAACATAAATTACGTTATATAATTAATTAGCTATAATCTTGTGTAGCGTTTGTTAATAATGTAGTTCCATCGTATGATACACATGATAGTATATCAATTGCATTTGCTGTTGTTGTTAATGTTGGTGCAGTTCCTCCTGGGAATTTAAATTCAGGATCAAATGTTATTGTACCACCACCTGCAGCATTTTGTGTTATTTGAATATTTACTACTTGTCCTTTATTTATACCAACAGGTACTAAGTGAGTATTTCCTGCATCAGCAGCAATTTCAAATGTATTTGATTCCTGTAATTGTATAGATGCTGTATTACTTATTACTGTTTCTGTTACAACATTATTTAATGCTGAACCTGTAAGAACAAGTCCTGGATTTTCTGTACTTCCACCTGCAGGGATTCTAATTCCTCCACTTACTACTTCTAAATTTGGAACATATACTGTTTCATTTTTAGTAGCTGTTATATTTTTACCACCTAGAATTGCTGAGGCTGTAACTGCTGTTGATATTGAATTATTTTGTCCTCCTATAATTCCTGAAAACTCTGCACCTGGACTACTTACAGAATTATTATTACCACCTAGTAAATACGTTCTAACACCTTGTAGTGATTGTTGATAACCACCTAATATTACTGATGTATCTGCGTTTGTTATACTAGCTGCTGCTGATGCAAATATACCTGAGAATCCACTATTAATAGTATTTCCTTCTCCACCTGCAATAACTGAAGTATCTCCTGAAACTGTATGTCCTGTACCTGATAAAACAGCTGCATCTGTACTATTAACTGTATGATTTGATCCTAATGCTGCTGCTGCTCCTGCAACTAATGTATTTGAACCATTTTGTTGACCTGCACTTAATGGACCTCTTATTGCTGTTGATCCTGTTACTACTAATGAACCTGTAATTTCTGCTGATCCTGTAAATGGGAAAGCAGATCCTCCTCCACCTCCGGCAGCCCATTCAATTCCACCATTAGCATTAGATGTTAATACTTGTGCTGATGAACCAGTACTTGCAGTAGAATCATATAGATTTACTTGTCTTGTGTTTATTTTTCTTTCAATAATAGGAACGAATGCTGAACCAGAATACATTTGTAATGCCATCTTATCATCATCCATTCTTATTGCTATACCTGTATCCAGAGATGTATTTGCAAATGTTATACTACCTGTTTCGTTTATATTTTCATGTTGATATCTTGCACTTCTACTACCTCTATCTAACATTATCCAATCTCCATTAGATTGGTTTGTTTTATCTATTTTAAATTGGGAACCAGCACCACCTTGACCTACAAATATCTCTAAGTCTCTTTCAGCTTTGATTTGCATGTTAGTAGCTGTTTGTGATTTGATTATACCAACATTAGAACCTTCAAATGTTAATGTAGGTCCATCATTATATGAAGATTGTGCATCATCTCGTATTACTAATGTTGCATTAACTCCTGGTTCATTTCTTGAAACAATCATTGAACCTGTAACACCTAATGAACCTGTAATTTCTGCTGAACCTGTGAATGGGAAAGCATCTACTGCTCCTGCTATAAAAGAAGCTGTTAAAGCATATGATGAACTTATTGCGTTATTTACTACTAATGAAGATGACGGTACTGCTTGCGGTACACCATTTGAATCACCTAACCATAAATAATCTTCTTGTATGTTTGGTAAATCATTTGATCTACCAATAGCTGATACAACTATTTCTCCGTTATTTGAATTAACTCTACCAATTATACCTACGTTTTGTATGAGGTTAGTTCCTGTTGGTTTAACGTTTGTAAATCCTCCACCTACATCAACGTATATTGTATCTCCAGTTGACGGAGTGGTTAAACCAGTAACTGTGTCTATGTTATTAAAATCTCCTGAGTTAATGATAAATACTCTATCATTATTAACTGCATCTTCTAATACTAAACCAATTGATGGCATTTTAGTTGGATCTGAAGCATCTGCTTTTAGTACTTCAGGTAAATCTTGTCCAGCATTATAACCACTAATATATACAGGATCTCCTTTAGTTAAGGTTTCTTTTACTATAACGGGAAATTGTAAGGTATCAGCATGTAAAGCATTATCTGCTTCTTCTGAGAATAGGGCATATGATGAACTTATTGCGTTATCTGCGTTTAATGCGTGTGATGATGATACAGCATAACTAGAACTTATCGTATTATCTGCGTTTACTGCGTGAGATGAACTAATAGAATAACTAGCTGATATAGGTATAAATTCTGTACCTGTCGCTGTAGCTAATACGTTGAAAGCACCGCTTGCGCTTGTCTGTACTAAGTTTTGAAATGATTGACTTATATAAAGTCCTGATAAATCTTGTGCCATATTATATTGTGTTTTTATTTGGTCCTGGAGGTGGATATGATGGATATGCTGAATCTACAATTGGTAAACCTGATCTTTGAGCTAAGTCTAAATAAACTGCTCTTGTATTACGTTGCATTACGATTGGTGATCTGTATTGCGAACCATAATCAGGAATAAATTGATATAATTCTGTGTTTTCACCTAATTCAGGAAACAAATTGTATTTCTCGTTTAAGTATCTAGATAACTGATCTGAATAGAATTGTTGTTTGTTAAATATAGATTGACGTTTAGTATCATACATTGTTTTATCAACATTAACACTATTCTCTCCGCCCGTAGGGGTAAGTAATCCATTATTTCGCGTTCTAACGTAAACATTTTCCGTTATGTTATATAGTGAAGCATAAATTAATGCTGGTTGAATATAATCATCTACTAATGTTTGATATGACCCTGATAAACTGTTGTTATCGATTTTCTCTATCAATGTATTGTATAGTATTGTACCCATAATTGGTTGCATAACTATATCTTGTGCCTCACGTATTGCATTAACCATTAATGAATCATCTACTGATTCGTTTATATCACTAAATGCACGTACTTTTGCTTCGCTAATTAATAAAGTTGTAGTCATATTATTCTGTTATTGGTGCGTCGTTATCTATTTGTTGTTCTAATACTGCTTCATCTTGTACATCTGTATCTTGTGATGTTACAATTTCTTCTTCACCTGCCTCATCATATTCAAATAATGGGTTTTTCTGAACAACACCTAATGTTAATTCACCATAATTGAATTCTAGTAATCCATCAAACACAGCTAATATACTTTGTTGAAATGGTAATACTACTGTATTTAAAAATAATCTATATGCTGTCTCAATTTCCTCAGCGTTTGAACCGAGTCCTACGTTAGATTTAATACCTAAAAGCATTGGTGATGTAATACGGTGAGATGTAAGTATCTTTTGTGATACAACGTCATTTAACGTAGTATAATAATCATCAGCGCCATTTTGAGGTATTGGTGTTATGTCTGGTTTTAAACTTGGATCAGCAACATCCATATAAAGCATGTTACCTGCATTACTAGTACCTTCATACTGTAAGCGTAACATATTTTCTATAGCCATTCTTTCTTCATCATTTGCATTTGTATAAGTTGTAATTGCAAGTGATGGTGCTAAACCATTTTTAATGTTAGATATATGAAAGTTATCAACCTCCTGATCTAGGTCAATTACTTTAGAACCACCTACATAATCAGGTAGTGGATAATATTGTTGCCCAGGTCTGTATGGGTTATGATACAACAACTGCTTTGGCTCATCAGCGCGCTTCTCTAAGTTAAATGCTGGTAATTGAGGTAATTTTTTGTCGTCTTGTTCGATGTTATAATTCCAAATAGGTTTCCACTCATTTGAAATATAATATCCTGGTATTTTGTTTCTATCGTCTTTTTCCATAGCACGAACGTGACTAAAGTCTACGTGATAGATTTCTGCTATACGGCTTCTATCTCTTGAGTATATAATCTCTAAAGCATATCCACCAAATAATTTATAATCTAAAGCTACTTTTCTAAAGATATCATTCCATGATTCTCCTTCTCCGTTAGCACGCTTTAGTATTTCTTCATTTTCTGTTACTAATCCATCACCTGTAATTGCTTGTACAATACTGTTGATACATGAAGCATGAATTGAAGATTGATTGTATAATGAAATTAAATATTCTGGATACTGATTATCAGCTCCAAATTTCATGTATTTAGGGCAATCGATATGATCTTCCCTATATGGGTTTGTATCTCTGTCATATCCGTTATTTACGGCAAATGATTCTTTTTTAATAGACGAGAAATTGAATTTATTGTTTTCCATTAGTTTTGATAGGTATTAAATGTTCCATTTTCGTTACTGGATACATAATCAGTTATATCTGGTTCGTTATTACCTGTTACCCATACTCTTTCAGTATCGATAAATCCACCATCTACTTTTTTATCAAAGTATTCAGAAAAGATGTTCCATATATAGTCTGCTCTTGCAATTGGAAATGCATTATTATCAGCCCATCTTAGTGCTGTACTATTCCAAATTGCAGGATCGAATGTTTCAATCCATGGTGATATATCTGCAAACCATTGTCCTGATGCTGTTGGTGCTAAATCTTTACTAGATTCTACTAATATCCATCCGTCACCACCTTGAGTTTTATTAGATATAATACTACCTGATATTTCCCATTTTGATTGATCATAACTACTAGTTAATGAATAAAGTACTTCTGATGCGCTAACCGTTCTGTTAACCCATAAGGCGTTTGTTTCTTCTCCGCTTGAACTATAGTTTAATCTAATCACAGATATAAATATGTTTTTATTGTAAAATAATCCTAAAATAGGGAGTAGAGCTAATGTCTACCCCCTTTTCTAGAAATAATATTTGTATTATTAGGATACAGTGATCCCTGTTAATACTCCACTTAAGCTAGATCCACTTACTTCACTTGCTGGAAACGGCTCGTCTCCTGTAAATGTTAGTGTGTATCCATTAAGATCTCCAAAAGCTGTCCCGGTTTGTCCAGTTCCACCTGATAATGTCATACCGTTTTCTTGACCAATGTAGAAAAATTGTCCTACACCACCATCTTCGGTACCATTATTCGTTTGAACTATCATTTTAAGGTCTGGATTTTGAGCCAATACCTTAACTTGATTACGAGTTGACGACTGTAGTTTTTGGAATGGTGCGTTTACTACTTGTTCGTAATAAACAGTTCCATTTTCAATACTACTGTTAATAGTTTCTGTAAAGTCACCTGTGTTTTTAGCTAATTCAAATAAGAAGAATTCACCTGATCCACTAATGTCTGTTATTAAACCATTATCTGCGCCTGTTACTGAAACAACTGAACCACTTAAAATATAAATTTGACGTAGACCTCCCATGTTGTCTCTACAACCTAGTTGAAATCCACTTGTAATATCACATGCCATAATTTTTGAGTTTTAGTTGTTAATAATCGGTTAAGCTTAGGCTAAATCGTTAGACACGTAATAAGCTGGGTGTCCAATTTGAGTTCCTAATTTGTTTCTTAGTCTGTATTTGATTGAATCAGAGTTGATATCATACCATAGTTGGTAGTTACTTGTATCTGAAGTTAAATCACATCCTACGTACATATCTGATGCAGGTCCTAATACTACTCTTTCTGAGTTTCTTAATCCCCATCCACCTACGATTACTACGTTTGGATATCCTGGTAATGGCACTTCATAGTATCCACCTCTTGACTTCACAGTTGTTGGGTCAAAATGGAATAAGTTTTGAGTTGTCAAACCATTGATGATTCTTTGGAATACTGAGATACCACAGAAGAATGTTAAATCTGGAGCATCTGCTACGTTAGCATCGATACTAGAGATCATTCCTGTTAATTGCTCGTATGCAGTTGATCCTGTAATTGCAGTTGCAGACGTACCTGTTGCTACGTTTACATTTGCAGTTGATCCAGAGATCAATTTCTTGAATCCATCAGCTTCAGCTGTTACAGTTGAACCTGCAAATTCAGCTCCACCTACTGCGTTCCAGATAAAGTCATCATTTGATTGTTGAGCTTTTGCTACTAATTCAGTAGTTAAGTCATTTAATAAGCTGAAAGTCTCTTCATAAGATCCTTCAGGTAATGCACTAATACCTAAGTATTTTTGTGTTAGTGTTTGAAGATTCCAAGCATCATATGCTGTTCTCTTCGTAACAGTAATGTTTCTTTGAGAAAATACTGCTGAACCAGAAGGAGTAGTTACTGCATCTCCACCTTGGAAATACGGATCTACTGCTACTTTATTTAATGGCTCTTGGTATTTTATTCCTTCTTGAATACTTACGTACTCAGCTGTATTACCTTTGTATACAGTTTGAAGTAAAACTTTACCTGCTACTTCGTTGTTAAAATCGCCTAAAGCGGCTACATTTAATCCCATAATAGTTTTAGTTTAATTTTGTTAGTTTAATTATTTTTTAGACATTTTTTTCAACATAGCGTTGAAACGTTTGTCTGATTTTGTTGTTGATTCCACTTTCGCGAATTTAACATTTGGTATAGTTTTTGCTGCTGCTGGTTCTGCTGAAAAAGATGCCATTTTGTCTTTCATCGACTTCATTTCGTCCTCGATTACGGCCATTTTAACTTTGATATCTTCTTTCATTTCCTCAACTTTCGCTTCAACTACTTCTCCAATTAGCTCAACAACGTCTTCAAGTTTAATTTCACTTAAACCCTCGCCTTCAATATCAGCTTTTTCGTCTTTAATTCCGTCTAGATATCCTTCCTCTTCAGCATCAGTTCTAGCGTCCATTTCATCTTCTTTAGATGCGAATGCGCCTTCATCTGACTTATCACCTTTCTTAATTAATTCCTTAGCTTGTGGGTCTTTGTCTTCTTCAACCATCTTGTCTTCCGACTTTAGATCTGCTGAACCTTCACCTTTTGCGTCTGGGTATTTAAGACCCGTGATTTTAGAGTCTTTGTCTAGAATAAATTGGATACCAGATGATGATACGTGCTCTCCTTCAGGTGCTTTAACCATTTTTCCATCTTTGTCCTCTATAAATAGAGTTTGTCCGATAGCAAATTTGCCAGCCTCTTCGTTAGATACTTTAGAACCATCTTCAAGTTCCGCTTTATCGAATTTTTCAACGTTTGCCTCTACTAAATTAAAGTGTTGCTTTACTAACTCTTTTAATTCATTTTTAGTCATAGTAAAAAAATTAATTGATAATAATGTAGTCACCTAATGCGACTACTTATCGATACATATACTTCTTCACTTCCTTTACAAAATCTGTTGGCTTCTGTTGAGAGAGTTTGTATGTTGCATACGTATAATGGAATAACAATAAAATATAATATTATGAGTGTAAAAGTAAATGAAAAAGGTGTATGGCCTAAAGTGTGTTGTGGTTGTGAAATTGAATTAAATCCCGGTGTAAACTGTTATTTATCAATGTATAAACGTGGTTCTTACAAATGTAAGTCATGTAAAAAACAACAATCAAAAGTAGAACATAAGAGATATTGGGAAATGCCTTCTTATAGACAAAAGAAAGCTGATTATATAAAGGAATACCATGATTCAGATGGTGCTGGAGTGTATGCCATATATGAGAATGATGAATGTATTTACATTGGTGAATCTCAAAAAGTTAAATCACGTATAACTAGTCATTTCTCTAAGCATATCAAATCAAATACTGAAACCTACCAACAACCAATCCAATTAGATTTAAAGAAAGGTATACTTGATAGAACTAAATTATCTTATGATATACTTGAGCAAGTAGATGACAAATTAATACGTCAAACACGTGAAACACATTATATAAAAGAGCATATCGCCAAGCATGGTGAAGCGCCTAGATATAACATTTATAAAACGAGTAAAAAAAGAATGGCGTCCTAGGATAGGGCGCCAAACTTAATAGAGAAGAACTCTCTTAACAATAAAAAAAATATAATAAACGATCACAATGGAAACATGATCGCCTATAAATATATCCTATTCTTTATTTTCCCACTGTTGTAAGCATACCACGAAGCGTTGTTTTCCATCTGGAAATTCATTTTTCATTGTTGTGTCTCTGATACATCTACTTAAAAATGTATCTTTGTCTTCCTTTAAGTTTGGTTTAGCTAGTGGCATAATCGTATTCTTTAGATTGTATAATTGTTTTATCAGCAAATATTCCCTCAACACTAAAGCCTTTTACTGCCCCTGTCTTGATATATTTGTCCCATATATCTTTACTGTTTACTTTATAGATACCAAACCAACTACCTTTAGTTAATTCGTATCCATATGAGTTTGATTTATCGTTTTGTGGATCTGTTACTAACCAGGATTCTACTAATGTTAAATCATCAATCGATTTATCTGGATCATGTTCTATATTTACTGAATCAATTAATTTATTTTTCATCAGTTTATATGATAGTTTTTTAATACCCTCAGCATCGAAGAATACAAAGTATTTATTTCCTTCTTCATCAAACCTAGGTATTAATTTATCTGCAACCATTAATGGTCCAGCTAATTCATATTTGTCTTTACTAATGCTAAATTGAAATTGTCCTTCAGGTACACCTGCATCTATTTCAGCTTGTGTTCTTGCTTTAGGTGATACTTGACCTGCTTGTTGTGCTCTAGGTCCACCTAATATTTCTTCTAATATAGGATTTTTTACAGCACGTTTATTATTTGTATCTTCTTTTTTAAAGAATTTCTGTACCCATGAATGTCTACAATTATATGATCCTTTATATGTGAATATATCGTATGTAGAAAATTCATCATTAGCACCAAATAATGACATTTTATTTATGTCTTCTAGTCTATATAATAAATCAAGGTTTAGTACTTGTCTACAGAATGTTCTATTTTTAGAATCTCTAGGTCCATTATATTTGTATAGTACTTTAAATTGTGAAGTATCTTGTAATGAACCATCATCTGGATTTGAATCGCTACGTTTTACAGCGAATTCAGCGTATAACGAGTTATTAAATTCATCTTCATCAATTTCTACCCATCCATCCGCATCATTATCTTCTGTGTTTTTACCCACTGATTTTAATGACTTAAGTAATTGTGCTTTTTGATCTTCAGTAAAGTTATCAAAATGTTTTTCTGTATGAAATTCTAATGGTTTAGATTCCTCAGTTTTTTTTAACATTTTATCTGTTGCCTCTGTATGTGTTTTACAAGGCATATAATAAGTTGTACCACCTACTTCATGTGTATGAGTACCTCCACAACCAATGTTATTAGCCATTTGTAATGCTTGATTTTCATTTACAAATACTGGTATACCATCTATGTCTTTGATATCATTGAAGTCTTCTGGTTTATTTATTTTACGTAGTCCTTTAGTATATTGTCCTACTTTTTGTCCTGATGCTAATTGAACTATTGCTAATGGATTATCTTTAGTAGGTTTAAATTCAAATGATGTACCTGGTATTTTAACAGTACCTTGTACTTTAATATCTTTAATTTGTCCTCTAGATCTAGATTTATCTTTAGTTTTACCTGCAAATCCAAATGATACAAAATCACCTACTTTAAAACCATCTGCTTGTGCTACAAATCGTCCCATTTCTGACATTATAATATCTGCATTATTATCTTTTAGTTCGCCTGCCATTCGTAATTTCTTAGTTGCCCAAGGTAATGCTGCAGGTCCTCCCCATAGTAAATAACTGATGTAACCACAGGCATTATAGTCGCTTCGTTTAACTGCTAAATCATAGTTATCCTTTTGACGCATTAGGAATGATCTCATTCGCTTAATTGTCTTAATAGATATCTTTTCACCATTAGCAAGTTGCTGAGCACGAACCTTACCTACCTGAGTAGCGCATTTATTCCCATTCTCTTTGTTTCGCTTAATACCTTGTTTCGCTGCTTTAATTGCTGCCTGAGGGTAGTCATTATATGTTTCGAATTTCTGGGCGCTGAAATATTGGAAGTCTAATTCAATCGCTGGTTCAGCAACTAACGCTACTGCATCAATCCCCTCGAATTCATTATCTTCGTCTATTGTTAATTTTACTACTTTCATATTTTATGTTTATATTGGGTTAAAGAAGGTACGAAAAGTATCTTTAATATCCACGTTATTTTATCCACTTATTTGTCTTCGTGCTCCTAATTTAGCTTCTGCTTCTTGATTTGATGTTATATCCCCTGATATTACGTATGCTTGTACCGCACTATTGTCTACATTAGTTTCAGGATTAGTACCAATGTCTATATTTGCTGATGGTATAGTTGGTGCTGAACTAGCTCCTCTAGGTAATGTAGGTGCACCACCAACACTTCCTCCACCACTATCAGAATTTTTAATTTGTGATATACTTTTAGCTGCTCCAGCAATAGATCCTGCTATACCTAAACCTGCTGATACAGTGTTAATAGTAACCCAAGGTTGACCTGCTGTAATTGGAGATGCTAATACTGCTTTTGCATTCGCAGCTGCTGTACTAGAAATAATTTGTCCTATACTAGCTGCTTGTTGTGCTACTACTGCTGCGATTTGTAATTCCTTACTTTCACCTGCTAATTGACCTAATAATTGTCCAAATTGACCTACTAAACCTATATATGCTGATTCTAATTGTGCTTTACCATCAATTTCAGCCATTTTAGCATCAATAGCATCTTGTGCTTCTTGATCAACGATTGCTTTTTGATTAGCCTTATCGTTTAATGCTGCTTCAGTTTTTACTTGTGTATAATAATCTCTTACTGCTTGTATTGCTTCTTCATCAGCACCTAATTCTTCTAATTCAGCTAATTTACGTTCCTCATCTAATTCAGCTTTTGCTAATTCAGTTTCTGCATCACGTTCCTCTATCATGTTAAGGAATTCCTGCTTTATATCATCAATAGTTTTTAATCTATCAACTTCAGCTTGTGCTAAACGTTCTGTTTCAGCCTTTTCCTCATCTAATTTCTTTTGTGCTGCTGCTTCGTCTTCTGCCTTTTGTTTTTCCCTAGCTGCCTTACGTTTTGCTCTTCTATCTGCTGCTGCTTTATCACGAATATCTTGTGCAGCTTTAAGTTGTGCTGCTTCAAATGCTGCTGCATCTGCTTCTGCATCTTTTCTTTCCTGACTACCTTCTAATGTTAATGACGTTAGTAAACGTTGTTTTTCGCGTTCAATTTCTACAGTCGATTCACCTGCTGCTTTACGTACTTTAAGCTCATTATCAATGTCTTTGACACGTTGTTCTGATGCTGCTTTAGCTGCTGCTGCTGCTTTTTCTTCTGCTGTAGCTGTTAGACCTAATGCTTCACCTACTGATGTAACTAATCCTTTAAAGAACTGGAATACTTTATTTACAGCCTCAAATTTATCTTTTAATGCAATTACTAAACCAACTAATGTTGTAATTGCTAATATTGTTAAACCAATTGGATTTGCAGCTAATATAGCGTTAAATGCTCGTTGTGCTAGATTTAATACTTTTTGTCCTGCAGCAAATAATTTTGCTTTTGTACCTGCTACAGTAAAGTTTTTAGCTAATTTACCTACACCTTCAGATACATCTTTTATACCCATACCAAATGCAATTGCATTGGTTGCTTGTGCAGTTAATTTATCAAATTCTTCTGATTCAATACCTAATAGTCCTACAGCACCAGTCAAACCAGCTACAGAACCTGCTACAACTTTAATTGCACCATCTGCTACTTCTAGTTTTTTATCTAATGTAAAGCCTTCAACTGTTTGCTGTGTTGCAGCTAATTCTTTATTTAACTTCTGAATATTACCAGCTGCCTTATCAAATGCTGCACTACCAACACCTACTTCCTTAATTTCCTGATTCAGTTCATTAAGTTCCTGTTCTATTTGCTGAATCGTTCTTGATGAAGCTCCAGCATTTACATTAATGTCGTAATTTATAGTTTGTGTTGCCATATATGCAATAAATATTTATTTGAACAAGTCTATTCTTGTCATTATTTTTTGTTTAAACCTTTCATGTCCTCCTATTGTGCTCATGTCTAATGACAAATAGTGGTCTTTTAGCGCTTGATACGTTTTAATTTTAACTACTAACCCATCTACAATAACTGTATCGTAATCAGGTAAATCGCGATTAAATACGTCAATATACACACCGTTAATTCTGTATCCTGCTTGCCTCATTCCAAAGGCATTTTTAGGTGTTATTACAACATCATCCTGTATTGATAATAATTTATCATCAGGTAAATCAACTATAATATCTATTTCTTTATGGTTATAATCGTCAAGCAAACCATGTAAATACAAAGCCAAACTTCCACATATAATAAACTCACCAATTTGAAATTTTAATATTTTAATTATTTCCCTCATTAACAGGCATTTGTACAAACTCCTCCAATAACAAATCCTCCTGATCCTGCAGTTCTAACAATTGTAGCTGGTTGAACACAAGCAGTACTACTACCGAAATCTGATTCCTGTATAATATCTGGTGTACCATCACAACATAAGAAACTAAATTCTACAAATGCTCCAGATCCTCCACTAGCATAGAAATCTACTTCTCTACATACTGTAGGTGTTGGTGTTGGAGTTGGTGTTGGTGTAGGAACCGGTGTTGGTGTAGGTGTAGGAGTAGGCGTAGGAGCTGGTGTTGGACTCGGTGTTGCTGGACCTGCAGTTGTTACATCATTAAACACTGGATATAGTTTAAGTAATTCTACTTTTACTACATCTGGTTCTTGTAAATTAAATCCTGATATTTTATTAATTCTATACTGTTGATCACGTATAGTTACTTTATCATTTAATCTTATATTTTTATATTCTTCTGGTGTGAAGTATAAATCTAATGTTACTTTTTTACTTTCATTCCAATATAATCCTGCTATATAATTTGCCCAATATGCTTCATAAGCTGTTTGTGCTACATTTTCTGCTACATCATATGGTGAACCATTAGGAATAAATTGCGTATACGAATTATCAAAATGTAAATTAAATAAATTTAATAAATTACCTAATCCTGATACATTTGCTATTGTAGCATAAGAACCACCTGTATAAGCAGTTGATTGTCCTGGATTACCAATATAGATAGTACCATCAGCAGCATTTGTAGTTGCAATACCTGCTAATTTATATCCTATACGTGGTTTAAAATTAAATGACTTTAATCCTGAATTATCAAATTTGTATAAATGAGGTATATAATCATCACTTACACTTAAATTATATGTTGGGTTACCATCTGCTGTTATCGATCCAGATGCTAACATTGTACCCATTACTACGGGTGCAAAGAATGTTTTAATTTTTCTTGTACCTTGAGGTACTGTACTGTTTGATACTAATTGTACTGTACCAAATGGTAAGTTAGGTTGGTTATCTTGTGTTACAACATCAAATCTTGATTTATCACCACTATTACCTATAAATGTTTCTTTATTTTGATCTGCTAATGGTGTTGATATTGATATTCTTTTAGCTTCATCAAATTTATCTGTCCAATTTACCTCTCTACCTGTTATCATCCATGTATCAAATGGTTCAATTGATATACTTTGGTTTTGATTTGGTGTTGGAAAAGCAACCATATTAAATTGCTCTAAAAATCCTTTAAATAAATCTAATGTTTTAGTATTACCATCAAATTGTTCTGCCATATCAATAGGCGAATTTTCAAATGACGTAGGTGTTCCTATAATATTAAAGAATGTATCTGCTGAATCATATATTGTAGTTGCTGCAACAGTACCTGATTGGAAATTCTCAAATTGTAGAATCATCTCTAATGTATCATTCACATTTAAATTAGGTATACTGAATGCTCCATCTTGTACTACACGTTGATTAGAAGTATAGTCATTTGGACCTACAAAATATCTTACACTACCACCTCCACCTGCGGGCGTTACTTTTACACCTGTTCTATATTTAGCTCTATTATTACCTACAGTAGATACTTTAACATCAAAATCAGTTGAAAATTGTACGTTATAAGCACCTGCTAATGGTACAACATATCTGTGTGTTGGGTCAGCAAAGTTAGAACTTGGATCAAATGTCTCTAAATGTTCAATTGTTAATTCATATTGTGCAAATCCTGCTTGTGATGCAATTGCTTGATTACCTGATAATGAAGATGATACTTGTTCATTTGATGCTCCTGCAGATGTAGGACCTAAGTTATCTTGTGATTTAGCTAACACATAAACATTTTTAAATGCCTCTGTTTCTAAATTAGCAAATGATGATGTATAAGTAAATCCTGCTTGATCACACATTACATCTAATAATTCTTTACCTCTAATTGCTGGTAATAATTGTTGATATTGTAATGGTGTTTTTTCATTATCAATACTACCTGTAGCATCTGTAATACCACTAAATTGTATGAATGGTAATGAACCACTTGGATTTAATATGTTATATTCTTCTTGTCCATCATTTCCATAATCAACTAAAGGATAATATACAGCACCTGATAAAGGTAAATCACCTAAATCGGCTGATTGCGACCATGAACCTGTAATGTATTCTACGGATAAATTGTGATTTAACGCACTAAAATCCCCATCAACGACAAATGCACCATCTAAATTACTTGTGAATTGTATTGCTTGATCTACAACGCTAACTTTGTATGTAACATAACCATCCATACTAGTTATTATTTCTTGTAGTTGCATATTACCTGCTAGTATCTCATCTCCATCTAATAATACTGCTGCTCCAATAAAATCATATAATGCTGGAGTATCTGTAGCTCCTATGTCATATGCATTTTTAAAGAATACATTATTTTTCTTTGTGCCTGGTAAATCAAATGTTTGAGAACCAACACCGAATAATACTCCAATTCTGGAATTATCGAATGCTGATATATCTAAACGTAGTGGAATGTTAGAATCTATATCTAAATCCGTTACTACATTCTCATATGTTACTCTTAATACTAGATCTCTCATTATGTTCTACTTCTTGGTTTATTTGAAAACTCATACTCAATTTCTACTTGGTATTTTTTCTGTCCTTTTTTATTTGTCTTATATCTAAATGCACTATTAGTTATGTTAATAGGTACAAATGTATCTTCAACTTGTAACATTACATTTGGTGATATGAATAATTCTTGATAGAAATTCTCTATCGCAAAATCACCATAGAATGAACTATGTACACCTGCAATATAATCAGTGCTAATTTTATATTTGTAGTTTTGTTTTAAATAATATTGTTCAAATCCTCTATTGTATGGTGAATAAAGTGATGTTGCTGAATTATAATCGCTATTTACTTTCTGAAATTCATTACGTTCATTTATTACAGCATTTTTATTTGTTGTAGTATTTAATCCTATAAAATCCCATACACCCCATTTATTAATGAATGCAAAGTTACTTCTAGTTTCCCAATCACATGGTTCATCACGTTTCCACCAATTGATAGATCCTTGATTTAATTGTAATTGTAAGAAATTCCATTGTGGATCATCACCATCTATACCAGGTAAATTACCTGGAAATACGGGACCAGAGCAAAACGGTATATCAGCACCACTACCCTGTTGCGTTAAGTATGGTGATAATGTCGTTAATGCTGGTCCTGTAAACTTTACTGATGATTGTATTTCACCTGTTTCTTGTGAACCAGATTCTGGTGAAAAATAATATAAATGTACTGCGTATGCTCTATCTGTTGTATCAGTAGGTGATATAGATCCTGATATATTAAACCATGATACTATACCTAAATCATTTTCAGATACTGTTCTAAATCTATTACCTCCATTAACTGCCAAGTTATCAAATATACGATCATTAGTTAATTGTTCTCGTTGATATTGAGGCCAATTAGTTAATATCGCTTTAAAATTGTTATTTCCTGTATATGATGGGTTTGATGATGTAAAGTTAATTCTAACATCTTGTGCATTAAAATTAAACGATGCATAACTACCTGTATCTGGAGGTGCTATAAATGGTACTTCACCTAAATTAAAATCTTGTTCTGTAGGATATACTTCTAATACTTGTCCTACCTGTGTTGTAAATGCTGTATTTGATACTACTTGAAATGCTACATCAGTAGCATAATTAGATGTGTTATGAAATTGTCCTGGAAATACAGGATAAGCACCTGATCCTACTTGTACTGGAGCAGTTGAACCTATTCTACTATTATAAGCAAATTGAAATACTGGAGGATTAAATGATGATGTTGGTATACCATTTACTCTACATCCGTATACTACACCTGTACTACCTGTAAATGATGCTGTAATTAATACTTCACCAAATCCACCTGAACCTGACACATCTGATATATCAATAACCATTTGTTGATTACTCATATCATATACCTGTAATGATGCTCTTGCATCTGCTGAAGGTACACCTGTACCACTGTATACTTCTAAATCATACATTCCATTACCTGTAGTAATTTGACCAGGTACTGATGCTGAATAACTAAATGATCCTGATCCTCCAAAACCACCTGCTGGTACTGATCCATTAACTCTTAAATTTACATCTACATAATTTGGTGCTGCTGCTTCATAAACATAGAAATTAAATGATCCTGTTCCTGATGGTGTATATGCAGGTGATGCTGATGATGATAATGCGAATCCTTCATTCCATGGTTCCCATGTCATTCTACCTAATACTAAATCACTACCTGATACTGCAGGATCTCCTACACCACCATCTCCATCATATATTATTACTGAAGATGAAGGTGATGTACCATATTCTTCACCAAATTTAACTTTAAATTGTTTGTATGAATTTATAGGATTATCTCCATATCCTATTGATGCAGTAGGTTCTTGTATATATAATGTATCATCTACTTGTAATTGTGGTCTAATAGGTACAGCAACATTGAATATAGCATGACCAGCTGAATTAGCAGGTTGTTTTACTCGCTGTATTAAATTACCGTTATAATCTAGAATATCACAAACAAATTTATATTGTGGTAATGAAAAATCTTCAGTTGTTATACTATATAATAGTTTAGTATAAACTGTATTTAACTGTGTAGGTTCTTGTAGTATTGATACGCTCATTATCTTCTTGTTTCTGCTGTGTTACTTAATTCCCATTTCAAATCATATTGATATAATTTTTGTTTGAATTTATTGGTGCGCCAAGTATAACTAGCGTTTTTTATGTTTATAGGAACAAATCCATTTTGTATTGCTGCACGTTCCTCAAAGAAATTAGTTTTATTTAGGTTTAATTGATTATTCAATGAATCACTTTGTATGAATACACTTGGTGATTCTATTAATTCAGTTAACCAATCTGCATATTCTTGATCTAAATAATCAGTTGTTACCTCAAATTGATCAGTGAACATAGTAGCATATGTGTCTTTTCCACGTTTATTAGCGTCAAATATCGCTCCATCTGTATCACTCAATGTATTCCATGGTAATTGAGGTTGCGTGTAGTCTTTACGTGTTATTTTAGCTGATTTTTTTACTGGATTGTTTACATTATAATAATCCATTACTCCATATTTGTTTATGAATGCAAATCTAGTTCTACCTTTAATTCGTCTTGTTTCATCTTCATCTGGATATTCTTTAGCTAAATTTTGATCGTAGTAATAACAAGGTTCTCTATATATCTCAACTACACGATTATCACCTGATATAAAATCAAAATCAAATCTTAAGTATGTCCAATCACCATTATGAATGTATGATGCTGCTGATGAATCAGATGCTGATATATTTGCAGGACCAATTCCTATATGATGTAATGGCTCTAATGCCGCTGTAAATACTTGTGTTGTATAATAATTTGAATCATTAAATACTTGTACATTAGTTGATCCACTGTATAATGACACATCTACAAAATTTATACCTTCATTATATTGACCATCTGTAATTAATGATATAGTTTCCCAATCATAATCATGTGCCTTTTTAGTTGATGTACCTCCAGCATTAATAATTCCACTTAATGTAAAGTTAGGATCATTAGTTAGAAATGGAGTATTTTTAGTTGTTGTTAATCCTTGATCTACCATTGACCATTTATCTCTAGGCCAATCATAAGATAAGTTACTTAATTCGTTTACTGCAGGTATTAATGTACCTAATTTATCTGCTGAACCACTAAATGATGCTGTAAATGCAGGTTCGCCTGCTAATCCATTTCCATTATATTGTACAATTGATCCACTAGGAGAATCAGCATATTCCTCTCCCATTATAATTAAAAATTGTGCAGCATTTGTAAATGAACCAACGCCACCTACTGTGTACATTGGCGTATCATACGTTAGATAATCGCTACAAATAGATGCTATGTCTATCATACACAAACTAGCACTTGGTGCTGTTTTAATACGAGTTAAACGTGATGTAGATCTTTGAGGAATATAGATATCTGTTACTAATTTGAATTGTGCTGCTGATGCAGATGGAGATGTTACAACAAAAGGTAAATTATTTGTCGTAGCATTAACTGCGAATGGTGATGATTTTAAATCTAAGCTATTTACTGCCATATTATGTTATTGTTGCTCCAGCTGATGTTGCTGCAGCATTAATGTCTATTATAATATCCTTTTCAATTCCCGCTGTTAGTGCTGCTGTACCAAAATTAGCAGCTGCGTTTTCAATTGACTCCATTATAAATGGTTTTTTGCTATATTTTTTAACACCTCGTTTTTCTATGCTTTTTGCTATTGCAAATGCAAATGATTTAGGTGATTTAAATGTTGATGGTATTGGTATTTTTTTACGTTTAATCCATCCTTCAATAGGACGAATAGGAGGCATTCTACCTGCACGTCTACCTGGTCCACCATCTTCTAATAGTTCACCATACCATAACATTGATACTTGTAATACTTCCTGATCTTTCTTCTTAATAATATTCTGAGTAATAGATCTAGCTAAATCACCTGTATTGACAGATTTATTCTCAAACAATTGATTTTGCATTTCATCAATTATTCGTTGACCAAAGTCTTTAAGTGCTATGTCTGTATTCTCAGTTGTCTCCATTTATACTTTAGGAAAATTACAGTAATCATAAATACCACTTTCTGTATATTGTATTGTAGCTACAAAGCCATATACTCTATCCATAAATGCTTCTAATGTTGGTGTTATACTCTGTATATCATAAGATACACCTTTAGATTGATTATCACTAGGCGGTCCCCAATTCATGTAACCTCCAAAATCATATAATGTTTGTTCCATCTTAGACATTACTGCCTCAGGTGATTGGGTACTTAATTTAGGAACATCTAAAGCATATAATTCAAATGCTAATATTCTTAAACGTGTGTCTTGTGAGTATCCAGGTGATTGTAATGGTCTTAGAAAAACATAAGGATACTTTATATTTTGTGATGATGAATCTAAAAAATCGATACTACCGAAGGCAAATGAATTTACATACTCATGTGCATCAGCAGCTGATCTAAATGTTTGTACTATGTTTTCTAATGATGTCATTACTCTTCTATTTTAGTTTTCTTACTTGGTTTTACTGCATCAGGATCTCCTGCTGCTATACAGTCTTTAACCAATGATAATTGACTCATTAGTTGTGCTGCTATTCTGTTTGCATCAAAACCAGCTATATGTCTTTTCCATACTTCTCGTCTATCTGCTTTGTTACAATTACATGCCATAATTTATTATTTTAGTTTAATTCGATTTCTACGTTGTTTTTCTGCTTGTGCTTCTAATAATCTATAATCTTTATCTATTGCCAAGTAGTTTAAAACAAAATTAATATTTAATTTAGTGATACTAGCTTCTCCTGTGATATCGAGTATGTTTGTTTTGGCGAGCGAATATAATGTCGCAAACCATCCCCAATGTGAGTCAAAGCTTCCAGTGTCTGCCTCGTTAGTACTTCCCTCATCTTGTCCGTCTTCACTGTTTTTAAAGAGCTGAGAGAATTTATCCAGTGTAAGTTGGCGGTGCTTAAAAAAAAATTCAATGCTCCTAAAGCAAATCCTGCTGGTAAATCTTTCATTACCTCAGCATCAACATATCTTTCATCATTGTTATACTCTGTTACAGTATACCATTTAAATACGTTATCTACCTTGTTTTGCATTAATTGAACATTATGTTTTGCCTTAAATTTTAACTTATCAAATCTGTGATTAACCACAGGTCGATATAATACCGCCATTATCTCATGTAAGTTTTTATTTGGCTCTTTACATAGTGTTTCTAAATCAATAAATTCACCCATAGACATAGTTGAGATATCTACATAACCATAATTTGTACCTTTGTGTTCCCACATAGGATAAAATTTAGCTGTAGCATCTACTCGTTCACTAAAGTCTTTACCGACCTTACCTAAATCGCTTATTGCCCATGTTTTAATTTCTTCCTCAGGTATATCAGTGAACACATGAATTGTTCTAATCATCTTACCTAATTCAGATAAATGCTCTAAGTTTTGTAGTTTTTGAAATCTATCAATTGACAAATACTCAGGTATTTCTATATTATAATTCTTCTTCATATACGAATAAATATTTATTTTTATTAAAATCGAGGTGTTACATTACCCCGAACCTTGGTTTTGTTTGTCTAGCAGCTGGACTAATATACATTTTATTTGATTGTATTTCGTTTCTAGCCTTATTTGCTAACATTAAACTATCAACTATATCATCATGTAATCCATTTTGGTGTGTAAATGATAATTTACCATTATTAGATAATTTGTAAGTATACAATGATAATTCTTTATAT